TCAGCTGTAAATACAAACTCATTCTTAGATAGTCTAGCAGGTACATCGTCAGCTTTTTCCATTCTACCTATTGGTACAAACCCACCATCTTCTCTATAATCTTTTTCCATGCCACCCATATCTAATAATGGCATTGTTTTCTTAGCCACTGGCTCTTTAGATCCTTCTTGATAACCCATTCTCATTAAACCACCATCTGCTTTTAAACCTCTTGCTCTGATATCCATCGCATAATTTTCTTTTGCAGCTTGTAAAATAGCATTTCTTGCTGCTTCTATGTCTATGTCAGTATTGTCAGCTAGTTCCTGTGCTTCTTGTTCTTGTTCCGGTGTCAATGCTCCTGTAATTAATGTTCCTATTCCTAGATTTGGCACCATAGATCCACCACCTGATGTTAAACCTAGTTTACCTAAAATACCCATTGTTCCAGAAGATCCAGTTCCAAGTAAACCTTTAACTGGACCTGCAATCATACTTTTAGGAGTTCCAAATAAACCTGCTTTAATTCCACCAAGTCCACCCACATTTCTAAATACTCCACCTAAAGTAGAAGCTCCTCCTGGAATTAATGCAGGAGCAAAATACAACATGGCAGCTTTACCTATCGGTGACTTTGCAATTTTTTTAACTGTTTTTGTAAATTTCTTAACAAGTTTACCAAGACCATACATTTGTCTTGCAGATTCAAAATCATACTCACCACCTACAACGTTACCACCTTCTGCAAAACCCAAAGCTGGTACTCCGCTTGCTCCTTGTCTTTCTCTTATTCCTGATAAATATGTTTCTTGTGGATTTTTTGAACCTTTAAAAGCAAATTCTGCTGGTGTTTTAAAAACACCTCCTTCTTTTATTTTAAAAAAATTAGGATTTGTTGTTGTTGAAAAAACAGGTTGATTTTGAAATTTTCTTACATTAGGGTTTTGTGTTAAAATATTATCTTGTAAAGAAAAGTTTTTAGAAAAATCATCAAAACTTAATTCACCTGCATAAGGTATAAATTTTCCAGTTGTTGCATCAACTATAGGTGCATTACCTCCTGTTCTCATTGCTTCAGCTGAAGTTTGAGCATCTTTATAAGCATCCTCTAAAGAATTAAATTCATTTGGTCTACGAATATCTGCTGGGTTTGCTGCCTCTAACGTTGTTGGTAAAGGTTGTCCTAATGGTTGATCTAATAAAGGTTGCATAATAGGACGACCCATGAATGGTCCAGGTCTAGGTTGTGCAATACCACCAATAAATGGTTGAGCAATTGAACCTAGTCCTCCACCAAGACCTCCACCACCTGAACCTAAACTAGATTCAGCTGTCTCTAATCTTTTATTAATACCTTGTAATATTTGTTCTGCAGAAGATACATCACCACCTAATTGTTCTAATCTTTGTTCAATGCCACCACCTTCTTGAAGACCTATTCGTCCACCGTCTGCAGCTGTATAACGACCTGGTTCTGTAATAGTTCCTTCTTGCAAACCTTTAAATTCAAAAGGACTTACATTTGTTCCACCCTTAAACTCCATAATACTTTTGTAAGTATCGTAGTCCATGTCTTGAAAACCTCTTATTTCTTTTTTAGCATCCAAATCAGCTTGTGATACATCTGCTAACAGCATGTTATCGTCTTCTTCTGTATCAACTTCACTTTTTAAACCAAAATCCGTATCGTCTTTAAAATTTTTTATAGTTCTAATCAAATCAAAAAGTCCTTTAACTTTTGGTTTTACTAGATAAGGAATAATAGTTTTAGCAGTATCTGTTATTGTAGATGTTAATTTGTTTCCGCCTTCATCTCCACCACTATTTCCACCTCTAAATTGTCCTTTTATATCCGTTCCGGGTGATATAGCTCCACCTCCTAACGACGTATCAAATTGTGCTCCTGCTTTGAGTCCAATACGTCCTCCATCTTGTAACATCTGTTTTGCTTGTTGTGATCTAGTTATGGCCATTTTACTATTCTATTTTGTTTTTCCAAATAAATCAAGACTTGGCATAAGGACAGTTACGTCTCTTCTAATGTCTTCTGGTGGTATGCCTTTGTCTTTCCATTCTTTATCATTCTTATATTTTTCACCAGTTTTCTTGTTTGTTATCTTTTCAATAATTTTATCTGGTTGTAATTCAATCATTATGTTGTTACCTCTCTTGGCTGTATCTCTAATATAGAGGCTATGACGTGCAGCTCGTTCGCGTCAGCAGCCTGTACTTTTAATGCTTCTCCTTCTTCCATAACTAGTGGTTGAGTTAAAAGTTCTGTCGATGCCTTAGATGCTATGGCTTTATCTTTAAATAAATTAAATATTGCACCACTAGAATTTACTAATGTTATAGTTATTGTAGACCCTGATCCAGCATCCTCTGATACTAATAATGATTTTACAACAGCAGCCTTAAAACTAGGCACCGTGTATAGTGTCGTTAAATCTGTTGTCGTTAAATCTGCTTTTTTATTTATAAAACTATTAGCCATTAATTTATAAAGAAGTTAAATGCTTCTACCTCATCTTTTAATTCTTCTTGAAACGTTGTATTTAATTTTTCTACAATCGCATCAAGATCTCTAACTTGTGCCTCTGCTGTTGGTAAATCATATTCTGGTGCAGGTCTTGTTAATACTTGTGCTATCTTTGCCATTATCGTCTCCCGTCTGGTTGTATATCTAATCTAAAAGTACCTAACTTCCAACTTTGACTTGTTGATGTATTTTCTATTTTTAAGGCTACTGCTCTTGCTCTTGCACGTGTATCTACTTTAGTAGTTGCAGAAGTTATGTCAAAAGGTCCAAGTGGTGAACTAGATTGTGAACTATTAGGGTAATTTTTTAATTGTATGGTAACTCTGCTCGTGCCAGTTTGACTTATAAAATCTGGTACAAATCTTCTTATCTTCATAATAAATTCACCATCTCCTCTTAAATCAGCCACACTTGTTGTTTGACCTCTTTGTGCTCTTTGACTTATATCATAGTCTCCAGATGAAATGTTTGCTGTGATTGCAGTAATAGTTCCATTTTTATTTTGATCGGTTCCTATTTCATGTTCATAATAAGTTGTTTTACCTTCTGTGTTTCCTACAACGTCAAAAGATGTATCGGTATCTGCGTCGTATTCTGTTGCGTGTGGACTTCCAAACACTGCAGAATCTCTCCACATAGTTCTAGACAATGTGCCATTAGTCCAAACTGGTCTTTGTGGTGAGGAGTCAAAATAATTATATGCAACCATTCTATTTACAACTGACGATGTTGATGTTGGATAAAACCATATAACCTCACCAAATAAATTATTTAATCCAGCAGATATCATTTGATTACCTGAAGTTAAATTTATATCATCGTAAACAAAATCTTCCACTAAACAAGGTAAAGATTCTAATTTACCAGCGTATCTAAAGAAACCATTTTCTGACATCCAATACGCAGCACCATCAACTTCTACACACGCATTTTTTCCAATCAATCCACAGTTAGTCCCAACTTGCGCAAACGCAAATGTAAATGGTTGACCAACAAAACGTTGTGTAAATAAAGCTGTGTCAGTCCAAACATACAAAGCATCTCTACCACGAATTGCTCCAATGATCCGTGATCCGTCGGCCAGTCTTTGTGTGCCAGCTGTATTGGTTGCTGTAGGTGTATATGTATTTATATCCTCTTGGTCTGAAAATCTTACAAACATATCATCTTGTGTAGACGTATCACCAATTGTTGTCTCTGTTCCATAGAACACTAAGTGTCTATCGGGTGTTGATACAACCATGTGACGAGATGCTGTTGGTGCACCAGATATAATTGTTGCTCTTGTAGCTGTTGCGTTTGATAAAGATGAATCCCATTCAAACACAGAACCATTAACAATTAAACAAATTGCTTTGTCACCAAAATTATCTATGGACCACATACCAGGTTCAATAATTAAATCCCCTGATGCTGCTTCACCCCATGCAATGTAATCAGTTGAGTTTGTGACTGTTGCACCATCACTATGAGATGCTGCTGTTGTTCCTGCCACTCCTCTTGTTAATCCTGTTAATGTGTTTCCACTAACACCTGTATAAGATATTTCTTCAGATCCAATAATAATAAAATTAGTTCCAGAATCAGGAAACTGTGAAGCGTCTGTTAATGTAAGAGTTGTAACAGAGTCATTAATAGCGCCATTTAAAGTTGTAGTAACTGCTCCTGCAGCTTCACCACCCCAAGAACCTAATCCGTATCCAAATCCTTCTGCTTGCACAGCTGGTCCTACTGGATAATAATGTTGTACTCTAATACCTCCTGATGTTGTTGCACCAGACCCTGTTTCATTGGATGGCATTGTAATTGTAAGTGTTGTGGTTGAAGGCACAGTCGTTACCATAAATTTTTTATCATCAAAATCAGATGCACCAAAATTAGATCCTGTTATTGTGGTAAAATTATCTAATAATATTATTTCACCTGCTGTAATATTATGAGCACCAGAAAAAGTTAGTGTTACAACCGCTGATCCATTAGTTGTACTAAATGCATTTGTAAGTGTGGTTGTTGTTTTAATTGGGTGTATGTCATAAAATATACCTCCTGAATATGCGTATAGAATTCTATTACTTCCTATAATTGCATATTTTCTACCTAAACTATTTACAAAATGATGAAGTCCTCTTACAGCGCCTGTTAAGTCATCTGTTCCTAATTGCTTCCAACCACCTATTTTTTCAGGTGTGCCATATCTAAATCTAACATTATCACAGTCTATCCACTGCCCTTCGGCTGTAGTCTCTGAGATTTGTTTATTGATACCTGGTTGAAATCCTATTTTTTGTAACATAATACACCTATATCACAGATTTTTTACTTAATAAACAGATAGTTATTTATCTTTTTCTGTTACAATTTCTTCGTTTTCTGTTGATTGAAGATTTCTAATCTTATCGTTAAATTTAACATTCCAGTCTGAAACAACCTTAACTAAATTGTTTCCAAAATGTCTAAGAGATTCATCTGATAAATGAATTTTTTTATTTTCAGATATTGCTTTTATTTCTTCTTCTGAAAAAACTATGTCACAACTTCCGTCTTCATATTGTTTAAATATCATTTTGGTTTTCCTATTCCAAATGCAGGTCTTTTATCTTTATGCCAATCTGCATATTTTCCATTTTTATTTACATAGTGCATAAATACTTGTGATTGCCAATCCCCTTTAAATGTTTCTCTCCAATGTTTTAACTCACATCCTAAATAAATTACTGCATCTCCAGGTTTTAAATCAACTCTAACACCTTCCATAAATATAGGCCACTCACAATCACCATCTGATCCCAACATAATAGTTGTACTAATTTCACATGCAGGTCTGTCTTTGTGTTTTTTTAATTCAGCTAAATACGTGTACATTCTCCAAAAAGCATAAGTTGGTAGAAGTTTCATACCAGTTTCTTTTTCCATTAATTTTTGTTTATTTAATAATACGGACTCCATAACAGGATCTCCATAAAACTTTGTATCAAGAACATTACTAGAATCATCAAAACTAGTTATATTAGTTCTATGTTTCATTATTGTATAATCTTTTAAAATGTTTGTTTCAGATTTAGTTAAAAAATTTTTAACTTTTTTAAATTTAAAATCTTTTCCTATAACGCCCATGCCACCACCGAATATCTAATTCCTTTTTTTACAGGCAAGACTGTATGTTGAAATAAAAAATTACTTGGCCAAATTATAACCTTATTACAACCCATTGGAATTTGAAATTCATCAGAACCATTGGAAGTTCTAAATAAGAGTTCTCCGCCTTCGTAATCATCATTTAATAAATAAATTGCACTTAATGTTCTAGGAAAATTATAACAATGATCTGTATGCCATTTAAAAAAACCACCTTCAAAATATTTTAAAACTCCGATGTCTGTTATTTGTTCAAAAAAATTTTCATTATATCTTGCTCTTGTTTTTTTGTTATCAGAGTGTATTTTAGAATACTCTCTAAAACATTTATCAAATAAAAAAAATAAAACATTATGCCAATGAACATTTGTTAAACTTAAAGACCCAGGATTTAAAGAAAGATTCCAAGTTCTTCTAATATCAAAATCAACTCCTTCACCATCTTTACTTTTGTAACCATCATTGTTTATTCTTGCAGGAGTAAATTTTTTGTCTTGAGCGTTTATGTATTTTATAAAATTGCTTACAGCTTCAACTGGTAAAGCATTATCAAAAATTGTTATATAATCTTTTATTTCCATGATTTTTTATTCCAATATTTATTTTTATAAGCATTAAATACATTTAATTCAAAAAATGTTTTGTTAGCTACTAAAGTTTTAACTGGTATTTTTTCTATCTTCATTTTCCATTTATCTCTTTTAAAAGGTATTACCTGAACATAAGGTGTTCCTTTTTTTATCATTGTTTCTAATGTAGAATATTTATCACCATTAATTACAAATGGAAAGTTTATTTCATTTTTGTAAGTATCAGTATCCACAATACCTGGTATAATTGAAAATCTATCATCTGTATTATTCATAGGGGGTAAAAATAAACAGGAATAACCTGGAGGTGTAGATATTACCCAAGGGTTAAGAACTTTGTAAAAGGGTAAACTTTTATTTTTTTCAATATATGGAGATCCTTCTAATTGTTCTTTTTTATGAACATTGCCAACCATGTCTGCATTTAAGTTTAAAGATCTTGACATTAAAAAACCTGGGTCTAATTTTCCAGTGGTTACAAAACTATCTTTTTGTTTTGTTTCTGGATTTTCTATATTGTGTTGTATGTAAATATCTTGAGGAACTTTTAACAAATATCCTGTTGTTAAAGTGTCGAGAAAAGGCATGCATCCTTTAATTGTTTTTTGTATTGGACCATGTGATAATTTTTTATACCATTCTGGTACATTAGTTTTTATTGGAGTTGGTTGATCTTCTTTTAAATTCACATAATCTTCATGTGAAGAAAAAGTAATTATTTTGTCAAACATATATCTTTATTAATACAAGGATATATATAATATTTTTTAGAAAAGTCTATAGTAATTGTAATATAATATAAGGAGTTTGACCTTGACTAACTGCATAAGATTCAAGAGACATGTTTAACGGAGTGCCATCTGAATAAGTATTAGTAGACTCGTCATAAGTAGCATCACTACTAGGATCTGTGACTATGTTTGTTGCATCTAATCCTTTAAGATAATTTAAATATGTAGTAACACCTGACGCCATTGGTTTTTCAGAATTTACTGATAGCCAATTTTCTATATCTGCAATTGAGTTATTAATATCATTTTGTAAAACAGAAGCTAAAGTATATTTCCATACAACATCATCATAAGTTACTGTGTTTCCGTTTTTACTTACAACATTTTTATTTTTAAGTTTAACAGAATTAAAATCAGACTCACTAACAGTTACTAAATCATACATGTCGTCATTCCAATTTTTATTAAGATCATAATCACTTTGATTGTCTGCTATTCTGTATAAAGAACCTTCTTGATTATCTGAATTTTTTGCAAAAATAAATATTGCCATGATTAAGCTCCAGTATTTTGGTAAATCAAAGCTAATCCGTGTGCTCCAGTATTACCTGGTATTGGATCTGGGTTGTGGGCTACAACTCCTGTTCCTCCATTACCACCATTTCCAAAATTTGTCGCTCCATATAAATCTCTACTACCGATAGTTGTTGCTCCAGGAGCACTTCCTGCGTTACCTGGCGTATTACTACTTGGACTTCCTCCACCACCGCCGTTTCCAGCGTTTACAGTTCCAACGTTAGCAATACTTGTTGCTCCACCTGCACTTCCAGAAGATCCGTTTCCATTAAAATTTCCTCCGGCTCCACCTGAGCCTCCTCCACCAATTGAATAAGGTTGTGAAAAAGGAGCAGATATAGGTGCACCAAAATAACCAAAACCTCCGGCACCACCTGCACCTCCCGGTCTTCCGCTCGCTCTAGAGCCGCCGCCTCCGCCGCCTCCAGCAGCATATAAATAAGCACTTATAAAACTTGCATTGTTAGAAAGAGTGTTACCTATTTCAAGAGTTCCTGAAGCAGGTCCTGAACTTAAAACAACTGGTACTTGACTACCACCTCCTGCTGATCCACTTGCAGCACTTATAACTCTTCCAGAAGAGTCGATAGAAATTGTTGATGATGTGAATTCAGTTCTTGCTACTGGTTTAATTATTCTTGGCATTTATTCCTCCTAGTCTACCATTTCTACATAAGAAACATGGTATGCTAAATCGTTAGCAGCACCAGCTGTTACAGCTATTAAGTCAGTTTCATCTAAGTAGATAGGTCTTGAAATTAAATCTAATGTTGAATCTGCAGGCACAGAAATTGTGCTTGCGATTTTAAAATAAGTTGAACCATTGTCGTTACTAATTTCTACTGTCGCATCAACAGCGCTAGTTCCATCAATGTTTGCTAATAATATAGAATCAATTCTTACTGCAGTTTCTGCAGGTACGTCAATCATAGTAGTTCTGTTTGTATCAGATAAACTACCCATAGCATTTTTAGGTGTGATCGTTGCTATATTTACAAGATTCGGTGTTGCCATTTTTTATTCTCCTTCGATATTAATATCCGAAAACTAAAGACAATGCAATAGCTTTTCCATCTGTTGTTATTTTTTGTGTAGAACTAGTGCCATTAGCGTTAGTTAATTTACCAACTCCTGTGCCTTTTGGCACTAAAGTAAGGTCTATGTTAGAGTCTCCACCAACTGCTGAAATAGTAGGACTATTACCAGTCGCAGCATTTGTTATATCAAAGTGATTGACTGCAGAGGCTGTTGTTTGAAATTGTAATTGTTCATTACCATTTTCATCTCTTATTCCATGATCATCATCAAAATCAATCATGAAAGAATTAGTATCTAAGTTACCACCTAATTGTGGTGTAGTATCATCAACAACATCTGATATACCAGTTCCAATTGCAAGCGTTAGTATGTTTGGATTTGTTGCATCCGGACTAGCTGATGCAAAAACCATTTTATCACCTTTATCTGTTGCTGAAAAAGTAAACGTAGATCCTGAACCAGTTGCATATTTAAATTGCACAGTGTGAGAACCTGAAGTTGAATTTCTTAAAATATAAAAAGTTTGAACATCGTTTGGTATAGTTACAATTTGATTACCTGAAATAGTGCCTGTAAATTCTATCATTCTGTGAGAAAGTTCTGCACCAGTTGCTCCATCACTAACAGATAAAGCTGTAGTTTGTGCTCCACCAGCAATTGATTTTTGAATAAATCCACCAGATATTTGTTCAATAAGTTGTAAATTTGTATTAGTCTTTGTTCCCCATGTACCGGCGTTTTCACCAGTTGCTTGAAGTTCAACACCTAAAGGTGTAAATGTTGATGCCATAAT